AGATGAATGGTTAAGTAGTTTAGATATAGAAGCAGTAATGAAACAATATGAGAAGTATTACAAATGTTTCGAATTTTTAGGTCCATCACCAATCGATTTTGATCATCATAAGTTATATGGAGAATGTGTGTGGGAGGAATTATGTAAATTAAACATTAGCGATATGATAAAAAGACATAAAAATAAAATTGGGATAATTTTGAATACAGATCCACACTATAAAGACGGGGAACATTGGATATCTCTATTTATTAATATTAAAAAGAAATATATAATTTATTTTGATAGTAATGGTAATCCTCCACCCAAAGAAGTTAAAGAACTAATAACAAAAATTACGAAACAAGGTAAACAAATAGGTATTGATTTCGATGTATTAATAAATACATTAGAACATCAAAAAACAGAATCAGAATGTGGAATGTATTCTCTATATTTTATTATTCAAATGCTTAAAGATAAGAATAAAGATTATTTTTTAAGAAATAAAATTCCTGATGAGGAGGTATTTGATTTAAGAAAGAAATACTTTAATGGAAATTAAATATAAACATAAAAACAAATATATTATTAATATTAATATGGAATTTAATAGTAATAATAATAAAGAATTGATTTGGAATTTACTCCAAGAAAGTAATATTTTTCAAGGAATTGATGATAAACAATTTCCTATAATTCAATCAATTTTGGAAAATACTATTAATAATATAGACTCACGACCAGACAGGAGTAATAATTTAATGACCAAAAATAAAATGGCAATGGAAGAAATTATTTTAAAAATTAATAATGAAAAAAGTAAACCAGTAAAATCAAGTAAAGTTCAAATGATTTATACATCAGAAGATCTATCAAAACAACGAGAAGATAATTTCAATAATCAATTAAAACAACAACAAGAAAATTTAAATACATATATTAATCCCAAAACTCCTGAGGAACCGAAATTTAAAGATGATGGAGATAAACCAATTGGAGGTGATATGGATAGACTTATTGCTGAAAGGATGGCAAGTAGAGAGAGAGAATTAGATATACCACAAATATCAAAAGAAGCGGAAGAATGGATAAATAATTCAAACGAAGTTAAACCCTTACCAGAGATACCAATTGATTCGGATAAAAAAGTGACATTTGATTTACAATCACAAGAGGATATACCTATACAAGAAACTATTTTTAATAATGATACAAATTTCTCAAAAAATGAAAGTTCAAATATAAAATTAGAAGTTAATGATATTTTTAGTAAATTAAAGAAAAAAACACTTCCTATTCGTGTTGATAATGACGATGATACCGAGAGAAAATGGAATATTGAAGAATTAATAAATAAAAAAGAATTTGAAATATTGCTAGAAAACCAAGAAAAGATAATAGAATTTTGTAAATCAATAATAGAAAAATTGAATTAAAATAATATTATTAAATAATATTATATATTAATACATAACTATGAGTAGAAGAAATAGCAAGGAATTGATTATAAATAAAAGACGAACCTTCAGTTCAGAAAGTATTGATAGTATAGAATCTAGAAGTATGAGTATTGGAAGTATAGAGTCTATAACATTAGTAGTAGAAAAAGAAGAAATAAAAAGTATACCTAGAAAAGGGATATTAATTAAAGATAATAATAATAATAATAAGAAAAGAAGAGTAAGAGATGCTGAATTAGAATATATAGAAGCCTCACCTAATATATCTTATTTTAATCAATTAATTGCCAATAATGCTTGGACAAGTAAGAAATAATCATATTAAATTTTTAATATATTAAATATGATTACGAAAAGTAAGAACAATATTTGTTAACGGAACAACTATAATATGCGAATAATTCATTTATTTTATCGTATATTTTTTTATCTTTATATTCCATTAAGTAATTATTATAGCAATCTTTAAGCAGCAATTTGAACAAATTTATATTTTCCATCTGGTTTTTTAACTAATTTACCTACGCGAATAAGATCACCTTCATCACCAAATTCTACAGCTTGATTATAACTGTCAAAATCATAAACTTCATTTGTTTTAGGATTTCTAGCAAATTTCTTTTTAATACCATTAATAGGTAGTGTAATTTCATCACCTTTCCAAGTAATTTTAGGTCTATTTAATTTGTCAACAGTATCCTTTTCCTCGTTTGAAATAGAAGGTTTGTAAGAAAATGAGCTGGGAGATGATTTTCCAAATGAGAAACATTTAACAGCATCTTTAGTGCCTGGTTTATTATAGATAACACAATCCATAGAAGCTTCTTTAACAGAATTTAATAATTGTGTGCTGATTCTCTCTTTAATAACTGATATTTCATATAAGGCTTCATCACTAGTAACAGGTATATCCGCATTAAACTTACTACCATCGTTTAATTTAAGTTCAATAGCGCCATCACCAGATAATTGGTCTTCTGTGAAAGTCATCAAATATAGAAATACATTAACAGTTCTTAGCTCAGGAGGTAAATCTTGGTGACTACAAATTCTTCGAGCTCTACCAATAACTTGTTCTGTTCTAACAGGATGCCAATAGGGTTCTATTAAGTGAACATATCTAGTATTTTTTAAATCAATACCTTCTGCTCCTGATGCGGTAATCATTAATATCTTAATAATCTCTCCATAAAAATTATTTGTAGATATTCTTGATAACTCGCTAGTTAAATTATCTGGAACATTTCCCCATTTACTGTTATAAATATTTCTAATTAATTCCTTTTCTTCATCAGATTCAGTTCCAGTATATAAGGCGTATGTAGGAAGACCTCTTTCCTTTTCTGGAATAGCTAGTTGCCATATACCAGCCTCATTTTTTTTGATCTTGAATTGTGTAAAGCCATTAGCATCTAAAATTAATTTTAATACACCAATACCTTCAATGGTTCTGAATTGAGTATAGATTAAATGGAGTCCACGGAATTCAGGATCTTTTAAATTTTCCAATACATTTAAGAATTTTGGACTGTATGTTTCAAGCCCTTTAGGAGTTAAATATCTACCAGCATTTTCTTCCAAATACCTCATTTCAGTTTGAATTCTCTCGGCATAATCATCACTCCTTTCATTTTTTGCCTCACTTTCAAGAATATCCGCATCATCTAATTCAAATAATCCATCAGGATTATCGATTTTCTCTCTAACAGAAATAGCATCTAATATATCTTCATCAGCTGTTCCTTTTAGAACACCTGTAATATCTTGTCCATTTTGTGGCATAGGTCTTCTATTTTCAGGGAACACAAAATTACAAAATGCTCGTGAAAAGATTCTATAAGAAGAAACGGCATCTGTATAAACATCATCATTTGTTTGTTTCTTCTTTTTCTTAGCAGCTGATTTAGCTATCTGTCTCTCTTGAATGCGTGCTTGTTCATATACTCCAAACTGGAAGTTACTCATAGGAATTTTAATGACCTTAAAATCAGTATCTTTATCATAACGAGGCATTAATTGTTCCTGTGCACTTCTAAAATAGGATGATAGTCCAAGAATTCTTTTTTTAAGAAGATTGGCATTTTTTATATTACCTGTGCTAGGATCAATAAATCTAGTTTGGAATGAGTCTAAACTATCATCTAATGCTTTATGTGTATCAACTTGTATATTCGAAGAGATAACCTCAATTTTGTTTTCATTTAATATATATGTTAATAATCCGATAAATTTTGAATCATCTACATCGCCTCTATTATTAATCTTAAAATTAGTAACTCCTTTATAAATACCTTCTTTTTTAACATTAATAAAACCAAAAGGATTTTTGGTTACTGTTAATAATCCAGTTCTAGGTTTGTAGTCAAGATAATCTAAAATATCAAATCTTTCAAATATTTTCACTAATTCCTCTTTATTTAGTTTACCACCTGTGGCTTTCATTTTAATTGGAATAGTCCAAGTTTTAATATATCCTCGTAAAATATTAAATAGGATAGCTATTTCATTAGGATAATTAATCATAGGTGTTCCCGTTAATAATACAATTCTACAATTTTCCGCAGAAAGTAAATATTCATATAATCTCATAGAGAGAGATTCGGGTCTTTTTAATTTATTAACAATTCTACTTACGAAATTATGTGCTTCATCAATAATAATAACTTTATTATCAAATGGGTTTATTGTATATTCTTGAGTCATATCTCTTAAGTGATTGTCACGAAGACCATTATAACTAATAAATTTATACTTATGAACAATCATTTCATTTATTTGTAAATCTAAGAATTTTTTTTGGTCAGGTGATAGTTCATTATAGTTTGATGGTTTAGTTACATTAACTAGCCAAGCACCACCATTTTTTCTAATAAAATCAGGTCTTATATTTAAAATAGAGGAAAGTGTTTTAATTAATTGATTATCCTCTTCACCTTTAGATCCAATAGGAATAAATTCCCAATATTGATTTTTTTTATACATAGTATCACCGCAATTTTTTAATTCCTGAAGATAATTCATTCTTAATGAAGCAGGTGTCATAACAATAACCTGTTTATCCGATTTCATACCTTCGGCAATAGCAATAGAACTACATGTTTTACCTGAACCCAGACCATGATATAATATTAAACCTCTGTAAGGGGTATATAAATTAAGATAATCGCGCACAATTTTTTGATGTGTAAGTAGTGTAAACTTAGAATCTAATGGACGATCACAAGATAAACTAGATTCATTTTGTTGAATCTCTTCTTTGTATGGTTTAAACAAAGCATTTATAAAGTTTATAAAAACCTCGCGATTATTCATATAATAAGCATTTGCTCTTATTAATACCTTTTTTTCCTTTTCAGGAAGTCTAGATTTTAAAATTGTATCACCAATTACTTGGTCTAAATCAATATCATCTGATATTACATCCATTTTAGGACGAGCTGTTCGCCTTACAGTAGAATCTTTACCTTTATCGCTAGTTTTAGACGGAAATTCTTCTACTAATTTTAATTTTTTTGGTAATTTTTTAACTTTTTTAGCTACCGGTTTAACTGGAGTTTTTAGAACTGACTCATCTAATTTATTTCCTTCAGTAGTTTTATTTCTAACAGTTAAATTAAGTTTTCTAAGAAATTCCTCTCTATTAATTAAATTTTCTTTAGTTCTGTCATTAATTTTAGTTTTTATTTCAATCTTTTCTTCTATACCAGGTTGAACAATTTTAATTTTAACTTGTTCTATTTTTTTTGCGACAGGTTTTGCCTTTAACTTTTCTAAAACACTTGAAGACATCTATATTAAATAAACACATTAAAAAAGAATTATTTACTTATTATTCAATTATTTTAAGTGTTTCTTCACAAGCCATTTGTTCAGCTTTTCGTTTAATTTTATGTATACCCTTACCTAAGAATACGAATATATTTCCATCATTTTCTAATATTTCATATATCTTATCAAATGATCCATATCTTTGAAAATCAATAGCATTTTTTTTATCAACTTCATGTATTTTTTGTCCTAAACACAAGTATACTCCCATTTCATACCCATAGTCATCTGTATGACTAATCTCGATATAATGAGGAGTGTCTTGAAACCTTTTTTGAATTTTAACTTGAAGAATATTTTTATAATTATCATCATCTTGAATTAGTTTTATCCAATCTACATGTTTTTCAAAAATACTTTCAATAAATATTTGCGCCATTTGAAATCCAGGTCCTGTAACAAATACATTTGTGAACCAAGACTCTTCATCTTTAATTTCGATTTTGTTAAAATCTAAAAATAATGCTCCTAGAAAAGACTCAAATAAACAACCTAGTTTTTTTAAGTTAGTCCTAGTCTTCTTTTCTTCAGCATGTTTTGAAATAATATAATATTTATGTAAACCCATTTCTAAAGCTAATTTACCAATCGCTTCGTTTTTAACAAGAGCTATTTTTTTCTCTGTCATAAACCCTTCATTCTCTTTAGGGAATCTTCTATACAAGTAATATTTTGTTATACATTCTAATACACCATCACCTAAAAATTCTAATCTTTCATTAGATTTAGTATGTAGTGGTAAACAATCAATAGGTTGTTCGGTAATAGTAATTTTTTCTTGTAAATTATATAATTGGGGTCTTTTTGTATATGATTTGTGAACAAATGCTCTTTTATATAAAGACATATTATGAACTTTACCAGGAACTCCATATTTTGTTAGAATAGATTGAACTTGGTTCAATGTAATCTCAACATTGTTAGAATTATATGGATTAAAAACTAATCCTTCGTCAGATTTAATAATATCATCATCATGTGAAATTTTAAATTCACTCATTATTAATAAACATTATTATTTAGTATTTATGTTCATTCGTTAAATATTCAATAAGTAAAAAAAAAATATTTAGTGATTAT